AGACTGGCCTGAAGACCTGATGTCGTCGAGAGAAGGGTCGGTGTAGAAAGGAAGTCAGCAGTGGCATAGCCTCTTGTTATACCTCCCGTTGTGGATAAGAGACTGGTTTGGAGAGCGCCAGTCGTCGACAAGATCGAAGATGCCAAAGAAGCAGAGGAAATGTATCCAAGAGTTGCAAGTCCTCCAACAGTAGACAATAGATTGAGAACAGACGTTCCTGTTGCATTCACAGTAACAATCCCCGTTCCACCAGCAGGCGACAGCGAAACATTTGCTCCAGCCACGAGTTGAGTCACACCTCCTCCTCCACCTCCACCTGCTCCTCCTGTAATAAAAGCGCCATTTAAGAGGAGGGTTTGACCACTCACATACAATGTATTTTTGTCATTTGTATAAATGTCGAGAAGTTGAACAGTTGATGTCTGAATTAATCCAGTGCTAGCAAACAGGCCTGTGACTGAACTCAAATATCCTATAGAAGCAAGTCCTCCAACAGTCGATACAAGATTGCCTGTAGTTATTCCTCCACCGCCACCTCCCGTCGAAAGATAAATCTGACCGAGTCCACCCGTTGTTGAGAGGAGGCTGGTTTGAAGTCCTGCTGTCGTTGAGAGGAGACTTGTTTGAAGTCCTGTTGTCGTTGAGAGAAGGTCAAGCGATGAGACATATCCTGAAGAACCAAGTCCCCTGACAGTCGATACAACATTGACTGTAGTTATTTCTCCCCCACCACCGCCTCCCGTCGATAAGTAAATCTGACCCAATCCACCAACAGTCGATAAAAGATTGCCTGTAGTGATTCCCCCTCCACCACCTCCACCTGTTGATAAGTAAATCTGACCTAATCCACCGACTGTCGACAGATTGTTCCGATTGACAGTAGCAATCTCAGAGTTCAACTGAACAATCGTTGCACGAGCATTGATCAAACCTGTCAGAATATAGAACTGATCTCCTGTTGAAATGGCCAATCCATTGATAGAAGATTGGAGTGTTGAGAAGGAAACTCCTCCTCCAGTAGAAATAGCCAGAATTGAGGAGTTAAATACAGTATTTGTAACAAATAAACTACTCACAGTGCTAAATGTTCCAAACGCAGCCGCGCTAATATCCAGATATCCTTTGCTTGTAAATGTGCTAATCGTAAAGAAAATAGAGTTTGTTGTAACATTTGTGCTGAGTTTAATATCATTATATCCTATCATACCAAGAACAGTGGAAGGAGAACTGGCTGTAATAAAATCTCCTGGAAATCCCTGAACAGTTGATGTAATCGTAGAGGTCTGAGGTGTAACCTTGATCTGATAAAATGCATATTGTCCTGTAGAAACAATATAGGGATTTGAAACAGGACCGTCAATAAACAATGTATTTGTAGCAGGATCTGCCCTTGCTTGAATAGCCCCTGTCGTTGCAACGCGAATCATTGGATTTAATACAGTTCCATTAAAAGCAGAAAATGCATTATTGCCACTCACGTCAAGAGACTGAAACGATTTTCCAAAGAGAGTTGTTTGATTGGAACCCACAGGACCATCGACCATACCCACACCTTCACCCGCCAAGAGTCGGAATCGATTGTAACTTAAATCTGCCGTATAGGTTCCTGCAGTTGTTATAACTTGATTGAAGGAAGGATTCTGACCAAGACTGCTCGGGATAGCCCAATACGTTCCTCCAGCTCCGTCAGCAGTTAACACACGCAAAGCAGGTATATTTGAGTTGACTACATTTTTTGCGAACACTGTTCGCAAAGTTATGACGTCAGTATCATATGTTTTGCGGCTAGATGCCATGCTCTCTTGTTTTAGGGTAGATTCTGAATTGACAAAAACACCGAGTTGGTAGAGCCTACTTTTATATCAATGTTACAGTTTTTGAATCCATTTGTAGTGTCAAATGTCAAACTGCTCACCATATTGTGACAGAAAATATAAGGATTTGCATAGTTTCCTGCGATCACGGATCCAGGAATTTGTAGTTTCAAGGGTTGTTGATACAGATTTCCAAATGCATTGGACGTGTTATTTCCATAGACCCACGATGTTGTTTGATTGGCTGTCAAAAAGTTATCAGTTCCATACTGTAAGAAACTACTCATTCCTTTCATCAAATATCCAGAGGCTCCCTGGTAAATCCCCGAAAAAACAAAGGTAGGATAGTAATCCAAATACACACGACTATTTGCAGTAATATAGCTAGAAAACTGATCTAACCGAAGCAGTGCTGAGGAGAAAAACATACTGCGAGCAGGAGTTCCATCATAGGTAAACGCATTTACAGTTCCATTGGTTCCAGCATAGGTCATAGAAGAAAATACAAATGAACTCAAATAGACTACATTGTTCACAGAAGAAAAGGATATATTTCCACCATTGATTGTGATATTCCCTGCATTGTCAATGTAAATCGCTTGGGCGAAGTTCGTGCTGAGACCTGCGGAAGTGCTGACCAATGCTCCTGTTGAGACATAGGTAGCAGGAGAAAAAATAGAAGCGACAGTGCTCAATAAACTTGCTGTGCTAATATACCCTGACGATCCAAGACCTTCTACAGTGCTACGAAGTTGTGCAGTGCTAATATACCCTAAAGAACCAAGGCCTACAACTGTGCTTTGAAGCGTTGATGCGATTGTTGTAGAGATGCTTTGAAGACTGCTTTGAAGCGTTAATGTTGAGACATATCCAAGTGTTCCTAATCCTCTCAATGTGCTATTCAGTTGCGATGTGGAAATATATCCTGCGGACCCTAGACCTTGTGTCGTGCTCAAAAGTTGTGTATTCGGAAGAAATCCAGCTGTTGTGCTGATCAGATTTCCAGAGGAAATATATCTTGATGGATCCAAAAACCAAGCTGTTGTGCTCACAAGAGATGCGCTGCTCACATACCCAGAAGAACCCAACCCTTGAACAGTGCTAACGAGCTGAAAATCATAAATCCCCGAGGAAATATACGCCCTTCCTAAAACTGTGCTAAGAGAGGAAAGTCCTGCTTGATAGTTGATTCCAATCGTTGAAACTGTGCTTGATAAAGAACTCAAGTTGCTTGTCAGATTAAAAATCGTGCTTGGCAAGTAGCCTATACCAGGCCCCGCTGTGCTGAGATTTTCAAAAGGACTCATCCAAACAAGTCCTCCCACTCCATCCGTAGTCACAATGAAGTTTGTGGAGATAGGTAGATTTGTGTTAGGATTCAGAGCGAATAATGTTCGCAGAATAATCATGTCCGTGTCATATGAGCGACCTAGTTGTGAAAAGGAATCCATACGGCAAGTCTCTTACTGATATGTAGAGAAGATTTGAGCATCTTTTATCAGCACGAATCTGTTCCTTCTCTGTAGAATGAAACTTTGCTATTTCACGGTGAAATATCAAAGTTATATTCTATTCTGAAACAATAGAATGACAGCAGGAGGCGGTCTGTTACAACTCGTTGCAAGAGGAAAACAGGACATTTTCTTAACCGGAAATCCCCAGATCACCTGGTTTAAAATGGTCTATCGACGCTATACAAACTTTGCTGTGGAATCGATGCCTATGTATTTTGATGGTGACCCTGATTTTGGAAAGAAACTCACGTGTTTAATTCCTCGACGTGGAGATCTTCTCGGACAAGTCTTCCTCGAAGTCACCCTTCCAGCACTCACCTTGGCTGGAACCAATGATCCTGTTTCGTATGTCAATGCGATTGGCCACGCTCTCATTGCCGAGATCAGTATTGATATTGGTGAACAACAGATTGACAAGCAGACAGGCGAGTGGATGGAAATCTGGTCGAACTTGACAACAACGGAGGATTTGAAGTTTGGATTTTACGATATGATTGGTAAGGTGGACGGCTATATCCCACCCACTTTGTATGGACCTCTCAAGTTGTATATCCCCCTCCGTTTCTGGTTCTGTAAAAACCCCGGACTGTTTCTCCCTCTCCTCGCTCTCCAATATCACCCGATTCGTATCAATCTTACACTCCGACCCCTTCAGCAACTCTTCTACACAACGGAACTCGTGAACAACTGTGACACTCTTGCTGTAAACCCTGTGAAAATCACCAATATGCAGTTATGGGGTGATTATGTGTATTTGGACGTGGAAGAGAGACGGCGCTTTGTCAGTAATGCTCACGAATACTTGATCGAGCAGATTCAGTATACTCCCAGTATCGGTCTGCCTGAATCAGGCAACCAGTTCCAGTGCCGTGTCGAGTTCAATCACCCGATCCGCGAGTTCATCTTTGTTCTTCAGAGAAATGTCATGGAAAGTTATCACGAATGGTTCAATTACAGCAGTTTGCCGATTCCAGAAACAGGGAGACGAACAGATTTGCTGTCATCCGCAATTTTACAGTTGGACGGACAAGACAGGTTCCAAGAACGTGATGCTGGATACTTCCGATTGGTACAACCTTGGCAGCGCCACACTGTGATTCCCAACGAAGATTTCATTTATCTTTACAGCATCGCCCTCAGGCCTGAAGATTTACAGCCTACCGGTTCCTTGAATGCTTCACGGATTGACAGCATTGTCTGGCTCCTGACAACCAATCAAGCAACAGTTCCTGCGCGAGGCAACTGTTCTACACGAATCTATGCTACCAATCACAACGTGCTTCGTGTTGTTGACGGGTTTGGTGGATTGCTCTTTACAATCTAAACTCAGACTCTTAAGAAGAATGGGATTCTATACTTTCCAACTCAAATGTGGTTGTGTTGAAGTCACAAGCACATTAGAGAAAGAGCCAAAAACATTTACACTCTCGTTTTGCAAGGAGCATTCCCCTCCACCAGACCCGTTTGAAAAAGAGGACCCTGTGAAAAAAGCAAAGACGGAAAAGTCAAAGAATCAGAAAGACTCCAATAAATAGCAATGGAGACACCTCCTGAATCGTTAAAGTATCCACAGTATACGTCTGGAAAATTCTGGGGCGGCACTGTTCTCCCCTTCTGGGTTCTCATGCTCTTTACAGCACTCCCCTTTACAGGATTTTTTGGGATCGATCATTTGTTGTTTCGCTCTCCCACTACGGCGTTGATGAAGGGAGTCACAAATGTTTTTACATTTGGCCTCTGGTATGTCTATGATATGGTTCAAGTCTTCAGTGATAAACAGTTTATTAAAGACTATGGGCTATCAAAACCCTTCACAGGCGCAGCAGGTCTCGGCTTGGATTATTTCAGGGGTATACAAGGCAATGACGTGCTTCCTCCCAGTAAGAGCAGCCTCACATCATTACTCCTTTTTGGTTTGTATCTCTTCACACTTTTCCTTCCGTTTGGCGTGAGTAACTTTGTGGCAGGTGATGTGGACGGTGGAATTGGCAAGTTCCTCCTCTCCTTTGGAGTCTGGGGACTCTTCTGGGTGCCTTTCTTGTTTGTCGCTGGATTCTTCGAACTTTACAGAAATCTCACAGATCCTGAAAAGATGTTCACAGAAGGAGCGATTCGTCCTCCTCCCTTAACATTCCTGATGGGATCCACAGGATATTCTCCGAATCTGATGAATCCCGATAGCATCACCAAAGCCAAAGAGAATGCAAAGTTTGATTGGTATGGAACCTTTGTCAAGCCTGTTCTCTCTTTCTTTGGAATTACTGATCCGAAAGAGGTCCTAGACACTACGAAATGTGTTGTTGTTCCTCCGATTGAAAAGACAGTCAATGCTGCGACCACGGCAGCGAGTGGTCTGACTGCTCTCGCAGCAACCGTGCCACAAGTGGCAGCAGAGGCTACACAGAAACTTCAAACCTTTACGGATCCTGAACAACTGAAAGCCGCCGCAGCTGCTGCTGCGAAAGTGCAAACAGGTGGCGGCTCATCGTCCTTTGATACACTCTTTGTAGCGGGCGTGGGACTTTTGATTGTCGGCGGTTTGTTCGCAGCGTTTCTAAGAAAAACCCTTACCAAGGAGAATGGAACAGGAGTCCAAGAAAGAGATGACCGCCCTACCAAGCCACACTTACTTTGAACAGTTGCTGGGTAGAGGTGAACCAACAGAAGAACTGCTGCCTTCTCTCGTTGTGGTCTATTTCACAGCAAAATGGTGTAAAAAATGCCAAAGTTTCGATTTGGAGAACATCAAAGCTGCGCTTCCTCAGGCGACATGGTATAAAAACGATATTGATGAAAATGAAAATACATATGCCTACTGTAGTCTCCGATCAATCC